TGCTACTTCTTTTGTAATAATACTTCTATTACGATTTGGTTTATCACTGACATAACATACCTTAATTTCGCATTTAGAAATTAAAGGATTATATGGAGTTATATTGATAAATTCAACAGGTGAAGATTCTAATCTAACACTTTTATGTCTCATTATTCATCCTCCTTAACTCATTGATTCATTATTCTAAATGGTTTTTTCACTTTTTTCGCCTTCAGCCTTTTGCGGGCGTCCACCTTTGTTATCTCCAGTAGTAGACGCAGATGTAGAAGTAGAAGTTTTCTTCTACCCTAAAATATCCTCGCCGCTTAAAGTAGAACTCATAAGTGGAGGAATCATAATTTCGCTTAATTTTAAATTATCATTTTCAAAATAAGCAGTATTTAAGATGAAACTCTATGAATGTCCAAGCGCAATTTGCGGCAACATTTTTGAATATCCTAATTGAGTTTGTTCTTTATACATTTTTGATAAGTCTTTATAATTATATTGTGTAGTTTCAAGCATATAAAATTTAAAGACATATCCGCCTTTTTTAGAAAACTTTTTAGCAATAATATTATCAAAGAAAATATGAAACTATAATAATAGATTACGCATTATAGATTCATCATTTAAAATAGATTTTTCAAGAGATAAATTACCATCAGTATTAAATAAGTTCTGTGAAATACCAAAAGCATTAAATAATGCTCTTTCTATTTTCTCTAAATCATCAGTAGTTGTTGAACTATTACTATCGTGCGTATCTATTGAATCAATATCAGCAAAAGTAGTTAATACATCAACACCCACTGAACGTTTTAACATCTGAACTGCGTTATTATGAATATCTCTTGCTTCATCAACGTCAAAAATCAAATCGCCATTCTTATCTCTTGGAAGTTTTTGAACTATAATTTTTAATAATCGTTGCATTTGTTTGCGACGGTCTAAATCTTGCGCTGCATCTAAATCTAAAATTGCGGGAATAGCATTAATAAACATTGGGACATCACTATTGTTAAAATTAAATTTAATACTTGAACCTATATCTAATAAATACCAACTACCATATTTATCATTCATATTATCTCTTGGTAATTTACCTTGTTTATAAAGCATATATCCTTTTTTAAATTCATCAGGAAAAAGATTTAATACTCGCATTCGATAATTAATATCGCTAAAAGTATCAAAAAAACGCATATCAAATTCAATAGCGGGCAATTGACCTACAAAATATCTTGAACGGCAATATTTAACAGGCAACTACTGTAAAACAATCTAATCATTAGAAGGAACAAGATAAGCATAATATGCTCCATTCTTAATTACTTCTAAAGCAATGTCTCCGCATATCTTTTTAATATGGCTTGCATCTAAATATTCAAGAACTTTATTAAACTCTTTTAATATTTTTTCATCTTTAATTTTATCATCATAGATGGTCGGCGCAACATACCAATCATATCTATATAAAGAAGCAAAATAATTACAAACTCTTTCATAAATACCATTTATATTATAATAAAAATTTGAAATATTTCGTAATTCTTCTAAATTGTGTTGTCCAATAGCCATCTAAATAAAAGCCTTATTAGTATATTGATGCCGAGGAAAAGATTTCTGTAAAGACCCTAAATCCAAAACCGCATCAGTTAAAGTTTTAGTGCCTACTTTTATTTTTCCATAATCTAAAAATTCACTTATTTCATCACGTCTATTTAAATTATATTCAGCATAACTATCACTTATATTAAAGCCTTTAGCGTGAATAGATTCTTTATTCAAAACTCCACCTCCTTAATAACCAGCAAGTTTCATAATATAGTCATATGAAATGAGGTTTTCTTCTGTATATGGAATTTCAATTAAAGTAAAATCGTGAAGCGCGCAAAATCTTCGCTTTTGATTATCATTGTATTGCTATTGGTACAATCCTTTTTTACCACCAAATTTCTAACTTGCTTCATAATGCTATTTACCTTGATATTCAATAATAAAATCAATATTACCATCATCATCAAATACAACAAAATCAAAACGAAGGGGTCTGCCGCCAGGACTATTTAATCCAGGAAAACTATATTCCATTTTAAAAGGCAATTCAGCATCAGTTAAAATTTCTTCTATTTTTAATTCGGCACGTGAGGCTCTCACACGACCCCTCCTTTCTATTAATTAAAAAATTGCCAATCTTTTGCGTTAAATCGCTTTTTCTTCTTCTTATTGTCTTCTTCTTCTTTAATATAATACAATCCATATTCAAAAGCAGAAAACTTATCTTTCTTAATGCCTTTATTAGCCTATTTGAGAATAATGTTTACGCCTTCATTTTCTTCACGTAAATTCATCATCTCTTCTTTTAATATGGATGTTAAACTAAAAGGTTTTAAATATTCTGCCCTTTTTTCTGGAGTCATTTGCTAACCCATTTTTGTACCTAATAATTTTATTTTCGCGGCACGTTCATCAATAAGCATTTTAACCTTACCGGAAGAAAGTTGAGATTGTACATTCGCGTGCGCTTCTGTATTAATTGGCGCATTTGCTTTTATAATATAAACTGCGTCTTGTTCACAATTATTAGTTCTATATTTCTTATAATCTCCATCTGGGTCATTATAAATTCCAAAATCAGGATAAGTATCTCCATCATCTGGATTAATCTATGTTTTTACTAGATAATCTACTAATCCAATACCTAAACCATTACCGTCAATAATTAATCTTTTTGCATTATATTTATAAAATAATTTCTTTAATTCAATACACTGTTCTTCAAAATGTTCATTTGATATTGTATATATATTAACTAAAGTTTTAATAGATGCGCCTTGCGGCTATGGAGTGACCTTAAAAACGCATACGACAGTATCGCATCCTTTACGTCCCACATCGCAAGATAAAATATAAAAACTATTTTTATTAGAACGTCCAGATGCTTCATATTCAGGTTGTTTTAATATTCTATTTCGTTCAAAAACTTCTGAACTGAAAAAAGCATCTTCTACAGTTCCAGACCATTTAGACTCATATTCTCTATCAAATGAAGCCTCGTTGTAAGTACCCTCATTTTTTTGGTCAGTAATAAATGTTTTCTATTGTAATCCAACAGCAACAGGCGTTCGCCAAGTACCACCTAAAACTATACATCGGTCAGGTTGTGTAATCATACGAACTAATAAACCAATTAATCTATCATAAGGGTAAGTATTTTTGTATCCAGCAGTAGTAATATAAATTTGACTTTTATTAACGGCCTCTTCCTCGTGCGTTGAACCATCAGCGGCACGTCTTGGGATAGCCATAACAGGAATAATAACTTCGCGCAATGTAGTATCATCGATACCAACACATTCTTCCATTAAACCCCCGTGTCTACGCTAACCACGAGAACTCTCTCTCGCCGCAAGGTTATCAAGTTGAGAACCATTTTTAAATTTATAAACTACTCTATCTTTACCTTCTAAAGTTTTTCCTCGACCCCAATCAATTTCTCGAGAAAAACTTGGAATTAATCTACATATTTCTTGAACTTTATCGTGAAGAATACTAGCACCTTGTTCTTTACCTCCAGATGTAACAAATAAATGTACTCCAGGATATAAAATACATCTAATCATAAGTGCCATAACTGATAGAAAAGATTTAGAGTAAGCGCGAGGGAATACCGCGTACACATACTAAAAACGCATAACGCAGCGCAAAAAAACTCTTTGATAAAAATAAAATTTAAATTCTCCTGGTTTTTCTTCTGTGCGCGTTCCTCGTACCATAAAATCAACAAATAAATCTGGATATTCTCTCCAAAAGGCTGTATATTGTCTAATTACAGGTAAAACGGCTCGGACACGCTCTTCAGACAAACCAACCTTTTTTCGTTGGACAGATAAATCTAATAAATTAGATAAAGCCATTAAATTTCATCCTTTATCATAAACATATTTTCATCTTCTTCAATTTGTCCTTCGATAAATTCATTAAAATCTTCAAAATCTTTATCAACAAGAGTTCTATCCAAATCTTCATAAGATAATTCAATATCATCTACGATATCAAACTCTTCATTTGCTTTTGCGTCTTCATCTTCTTTGGCATTTTGTTTTAATGCCATTTCAATCATACTACTTAAATTAGTTTCTTCTTCAATTAAAGTTCTTGTATATCTTTGCATATCTTGAATAGTAAAATCAACTTTGTCATTTGGCTATTCAATATAGTATCTTTCAATATATCCTTCTTTTTCACACATTTCAATTAATTCTCCAACAGAATCAACAAATTCACCCTATTCGGCTTTGTTTTGAGCAGCAGTAAATTTACCAGACTTCATAAGTCCATCATACATTTTAATCATCTTTTGCGCTCCATCAACATCACCAAGGTCAAGTAGTTGATTTGCTTTAAGCGATGTTTTGCAAATTAATTTTAATGTATCAATATGACCTGCGGTTTGAATATCATATGACCCCATCATTTCTTCATATAACTATTCAAGTCGAACCCATTCTTCAGGTCTATAAGTTTTTCCCCATTTTAATCTTAAATAAGTTCTATCTTCATCAGTTAAATCGTCATTAAAATTTGTTTCATTATCTCTATCAAAATAATCTTCTTCTTCAAAAGTTATATCATTTTGTTCTAAACGAGGAGAGGAAGGAGGTGGAGGCGGCAATAACTCTTCACTTGGTATAGCATAATCTTGACGGTCAAGCGCAAGCGCAATCTCATTATCATCATAACCTTGCTACATCATAGTGATTTTAAGTTTATTTGCGGCCATTTCTTTTAGATGTTCATTATCTTTCCATCTATAATCTTTATATTGTTTTAATTTCATCTTGGATAAATATCTACCAAGAATAGTTGTTCCTGTTAGTTTGGTTTTATCTTTGGCATATTTTACCATCAATTTCTACCATTCTTCTGGAACCCAAGGAATATCAACTTCCTATAAAATCCATAAAAAAGTTTCTGGATTAAAATTATCAACGTGTCTTGTTATACATTTCTTACATTCGGGTAATTTACCATTTGGCGGATATTTTTCAGTGTTATATGAAGTGTAAAACTGTTCTTCCGCCATTGTTCTATTACAAGTTTTACAATAACATTGATTTGACATAATTATCCCTACTTTCCTTTAGAATTGCGGCAACATTTACAAATACTATATAAATTATCTTTGCTGGTTTTATTTTTACTAAAATATTTATTATGGGCTAATTTAATTTGCCCACATCTAGAGCATTTCTTAAATTTACCTTTTTCAACATTAGTATAGTACCAATACAAATATTCATCTTCTGCGGTCGACGCAATTAATTTAGGAATTTTATTTCGCCATAAACTTGAAATATACTCAAGACTATGTTTAATACCAAATTCCATTTGTAAAATTTGCTAAATATCAATATTTTGCATACCATCGATTTTACATTCAACAATTCTCATATATAAAGGATAGTCGGCTAATGCTTTATCACATATATTTTCAAAATCATAAATGAGATACCAAGTATCTCCTTCAAACTAATCCCAACTATCTTGCTTTAAACGAGAATAATTGCAAAGTATTGCTGAACAAATTTCTGGATTTAATAAACTAACTCCTTCTGGAATTGGATATCCGTCTTCATCAAAACGATAAGTAGTATCTTCTAATTTTAATGAGTATTTAGAACGAGTTAATTTAGTAGGAATAATAGGTTGTCTATAAGAATTTTTTATTAAATATTGGTCTTTGCGCATTTCAATTAATGCTTTTTTTATTGTAAAGGCATCTTTACCTTCAGTTACTTTGAGTTTCGCATCCCAAACATCTATGGCTTCGCGCAATTGTTTTAATGGAGGAATTTCTTCTATATCTTTTTTAGTTATTGTTATCTTTGGTTGAAATATTACATTTTTATTATTAGTTATTAAATTATATATACCATCTTCGCCATTTTCAAGTTGGGAAACAAGACCCTCAAAAGAAGTTTCTCTTTTATTAACAGTAGTCATTCTATTGTCAGTGAGAATTTTCTTTTCTTTTTTTTCTTGTTTCTCCATACAAAGAATTAAGTAGTCTGCTAAAATCTCCAAATATTTTTCATTTGGTTCAGGATTTTCTTCCAAAATCTTTTTGACTAATTCGTTTCTTTCTTCAGGAGTCTATAAAGAATAATCTAATTTAATCAATTTTTTATTCGCCTCCCAATCTATGGTTATTTTATCACAAAAAAATAGAAATGTCAAATTTTACGTTGACTTTTTTTAGAAAAAATGTTATAATATTTGTATAAAATAATGAAGGAAGTTTAAATTAATGTTTTTTTTAATTGCGGTTTTTATACTTTTATTGTTAGGTATAATTTTATATAATATAGATAAAATAGTTTATGAAGAAATAGAAATAGATGCGGTTTATGGTGAAGTAATATATGGAAATGAGTTTAAAAAGATTGTTATAGATTTAACAAAATTGCCCAAAGACAAAATAGTAGGAGTCACGTATTTTGTAAAAGAGGACGAGCAATCTATGACAGATAAAATCGCAAACGGCATTTTGAATACTTTAGAAAAAGAATATAACTATAAATTTAATGCTGAAGATAGGATAGGGGCTTTAGCAGAAATTAAAAGTTTTAAAAAAGTATCCGCTCCTAAATTATTTTATATGAAAAATGCGGTTTTATTATAGAATCGTTTTACAAAAAGATATGTTTTGGAAGGAGAAACTAGAGAATGGACCCAGTAATTGGCCTTTTATGGTGCATTATGGCTCTCTTAATTGGAACGCAATACGCGCAAGTATGTGCTGGATTAAAATGGTATATGGCAATATTTGTATGTGTAATATTTTTTGTATGCGCTCCTGCGTTTATTATTGTACAAATTGCTGAAGCAATACTCGATGCTATTTTACCGGAAGGATGGGATGAGCAATGAAAAAACCATATGCAATAATTGAAGTAGGTATAGATAGTGGGCGATTGGCTTATTTTGAAGATGACCACCCTGAAATATGGTATAATTCTGATATCTACTGGTTTAATAAAAGAGATGAAATGAGCGAGGAAGAATATTAGGAATATCATTTTACTATTTATGATTTGACTAAATATTATGATGAAGTTTTTGTTTGCAGTTTTCGTTCAGTTTTAAGATTTGTTGAAGGCGAAGAAAATCCGATAGTGGTGGATAGTTTATCAAGACGTGGTGTTGCAGTGCGTTATGGTACTGAAGATACAAAGATTATTCTTAATCCTATGAAAGAACCTTATAAGTCACCTTATGAGGATGATGATGAAGAAGAAAACAGTTGTTGTTGAGGTTGGTGTATGGGCAGATAGATTAACCTATTTTGCCCAAAACCACCATATTTTAGAAACTGCAGATTTTAGAACGTTTCCCTCATCTTATAGAATGACGAAAGCGCAAGAAGATGAGTATTATGAATTTTGTAAAAAAATAGATGATGAATATGTTGAACAATATATCTGTAAACCGCAATATATTTATCATATTTGTTTTAAAGAAGGATATGATTGTACCTATTCTTGTGGAGAAATAGTATGGCAAAGAGATGGTGGTTAATTACAGAAGGATATCAGGATGATTTTAGAGAGGAATGGCGAAAAGCGCATCCTAATGAATAGACTCCTGGATATCGATTATATAAATTGCGCGCAAAACAGTATCGCCAAGGAGAACATGAATATAATGGGGTTAAAGTTCCTTGTACTTTTCTTGATCCATTAAGTGAAGAAGATTTAAAATTAGAAAAAGAACTCGAAAAAGCGCAAGCAGATTATAGACTTCAAGAAGAGTTGTATATTGTTGATAGGGTTTATAGTGAAATTGGCTGGGAAGAGTTTTTATTAGATAGAGATAACTGTTATTACAGGGATATGATAAAAGTTTTAACTGATTATTATATCCCATGTGGGAGCGCAGACGCACAATGTAGTTTTAATTGTCCAGTATATGGGGTGTGTAAAGGCAATGTCGAGGAAATGTAGAAACGTAAAGAAACAATTATCGAAAAGTTTGTGGCGGCAGGACTTAAAAATGAAGTATTTGTACCCGAGCAAGGAAGATAATTGGGAAGTTTTTCAAAGAGTTGCTAATGGTGGTGGCTATTATTGTCCCAGAGATAGACATAGTATATTTGATATTATATATGATATTGTAGATAAACATTTAAATGGATTAGAATGCGAGCATAGTATAGATGGAATAAAGGAGTTATATTTCAAGAATGGCTAAGAAGATTTATAAATATGAACTTGGGGTCGATGGCGGTATAGTCACTATTAAGAATTGTTTTAGTAGGATTATTAAAGTAATGGCGCAAAATGGTTGGCCCTACATTTGGATGGAGATTGATGAAGAAAACTATGATGAAAGTGAAATTAATATCACCGCCATTGGGACTGGATGGGACTACGATGATGATGCCGGCGTCTATGTTGATTCTGTTATTGATAGAAGCGGCTATGTATGGCATTACTTTGTGGATAATCCCATGTTTTTAAGTAAACAAGAAAAAAGTAGATGGAATAGTATTTAAGTTATCAAAAAGCTATGAATAATTTATTTACTGGTGGATATGTGGAAAATGGTAGTAGTGGAATCTTAATAAAAGAGCCGAACATAATCCTATAACGGTCTCGTGGGTGTGTGCCCACGAGATTTTTTTATCGTTATTCGAAATTTAAAATAATTTCTCGTAATCCGAAATCTAAAAATGATTTCAAGATTGTTTTGGTCAGGCGAAAGACTTTAACACATTAAAGAAAAAAATTTTCACGAAACCCACCCCCCCCTGTATCTGAAAAAACTATACAAAAAGTATTGACAATATTTCAGAAAAAACTATGCTTCCTTTCACCTAGCACCCCTATCAATCAGCGGCGCGTCCAGGGGCCACACGCGCCGAATTTCAATAGTTTAAACGATTTCCCACTTTTCTTTAACGAATTAAAGTGCTAAAGTCAAACAAACGTTTTTCCCGAATCCGCACTTCATTTGACTAAATCGTTAAAGAATACACTAAAAACTAAAACAAACGATTTTCCCGATTCCAAACTTCATTTGACTAAATCGCTAAAGAATACGCTAATTATTAAAACAAACGATTCTCCCCTTTTTCTTTATTTGACTAAATCGTTAAAGTCGCGCACGAGCCTTGAGTGCCCTAACTTTAGCGAATTAAAGTGCTACAGCAATAAATCGCTAAAGCGTTTGCAGGAAAACTTGCAAAAAAATTTTCCTAAAACCTCTTGACAAAAAGCGCACGATGTGATACAATAAAGACAGTTAAGAGAGGTACACAAAATAAAAAAAAGAAAAAAAAATAAAAAAAACTCTTGACAAAGTAAACACCATTTGATATAATAAAGACAGATAAAAGAGATGAGCCAAGGCGGACGAAGTAAGCGAGAGCCGAACCAAGAACGCAAGGTAAAAACAAGACAGGATGTGCCGAGAGTGAGAGGGCAAAGCCTAAGATGCACAAAGCCACTTGTTGCTCACCAAATGAAAGGAAGTAATTACTATGATGCATACTATTAACGAACTGTACAAAATCGATGGCGCAAAGTTCTACACCGCCGACTACATCATCAAGCACAACATCCCCAAGGCTAAGTCTTATAATGACACTAATGGCTGGAGCAAGTGTTATGGTTTGGGAACAGACAGAGGCACAAAGAACATTCACACTGCTGATGGTGTAAAGGTTGTCTACACCTACGGTGAAAAGACCTACTTTGACACAGCAGAAGAGAGAGATGCCTACAGAGTACAGCAGAACATCGCAAGGGCAGAACTTAACAAAAAGAACAAACTGCTCAAGGCTATCAACAGCCATTATCAGACTATGAGCGTTGAAGAACTTGAGGAAGTGCTAAACAACATCAAAGAGAGAGGTTGATAAAAACCTCTCTCTTTCTTTGTCTGCGTGAGCGGTCGCCGCACTCCTAAATTCACTACGCTAAAGTGCTAAACAAATAAAGAGAGAAAAAATATGTAAAAAAAAATAAAAAAAATTTTCCCAAAACTATTGACAAATCCAGAAGTAAATGATATAATAAAGACACAAAGAACAAAGGAGAGATACACAATGTATACTATCACCGACACAATGGCAAGACACATCGAATACATCAAGCAGAGCGCAAAGAACTGCGCACTCTATCTGCGCAAGGACGCTATGGATATTCTGCTCGACAAGGCTTTTCACGCTTACCTTTTTGTATGCTGTGCAAACAACAAGTCTGTTGACTTCACACCTGCTGAATTTATCCAGGAGTGCAAGGCAAATGAAAACTTCTTCAATTACTATCTGGCTTACGCTGAATAAGAGAGTGTGAAAAACACTCTCTTTTCTTTTGTCAGCGTGATCGGCCACCACAGCCCATACTTCACCCAATTAAAGTGCTAAACAAATAAAGAGAAGAAAAATATGCGGAAAAATAGTTAAAAAAATTTCCTGAAACCCCTTGACAACAAGACCATCTTGTGATATACTTAATACATCCAATAGAGAAAGGAACACGAACTATGAAGAAACTAATTCTCGATATCATTACTATTATTGCGCGATCTGCTTGACTTGGGTTGCGTGGTCTTTCGTGGACATTGTCAGCGATAACTGCGACCCCAATCCACAACACGCAAACATCAATGCTTTTGTGCTACTGGTTGATTAAGAAAGAGAGGTAAAAAAAATGAAAGAAATGCTTTTCATCCTTGGTTGTGTATTTGTTACGGTCTTGTTCTTCGCTGCAATCATTTTCTTCACTGATAGGATTACTGGATGGTACTATGATAATCGGAATAAGAAGCGTGAAAAAGAACATCCTGAATTGTACAAGTTGTTTGATGCGGTCAATGAAAAATGCAGAGATTGTTGCCGTTGGTATAATGAACAGATTGCACCCAAGAAAAGAGAGATTGACAACATTCTCAAAGATTGGAATTATTACACTAATGAAAGAAGAGCGCAAAAAGAAGCAGAATTGAAGAAATTGCGCGCAGACCTTCAAATCGCTGAAACAATCGACAAAACTTTGGAAAGTGAACTTGTTGAACTGCGGGAGCAAACAAAGGACTATGTAAAAGAACATAATGTTGAATGGGCAAAGAAAATGGGCTGGACTTGACAGCCCATTTTTTTCGTAGTCGGTCACTGACCCCGGAACTTCAGCGAACTAAAGTGCTAAAGAAAAATAATTGCAAAATATTGAAAAATAGTTGTTGACAAATGCTTCCTAATAGTGTATACTATAGACAGATAGAAAAGCAAAGGAGATAATAAAAATGATGGATTACAGACACAGCGCATACAATATCTACACCGGCGAGATTATCAACTGCGAGAAGCCCAACTACTTGAAGCGACAGGTTGCCTACACCGGCAAGGTCAACAAGGACTATTTCAATACCAATAAAGGTGGTTGGAGATGGTCACACGACTTCGGCAAGAAGTGGGAAAGCGAAGGTTTTCCGACTAAGTGAAAAAGGGGATAAAAAAAATCCCCTTTTTTCTAAAAAAGGTATTGACAAATCAATCAATTGGGTGTATAATAAAGACAGATAAAAGAAAGGGGAACACCAAAATGAAAAACAACTACTTCGACACTCTCAACTGGAACTACATCGAAACCTGCGCCGAAGCAGGCATTTCCGTAGACTGCTACATCGATGATAGCCGCACTTGGATGAAGCAGATCTGGAATGATGGATTTGTAGAAATCCACGAAATTGGGGCTTGACAAAAGCCCCAAGGTATGATATACTTAATACAACAAATAAAGAAAGGAAATGAAAATAATGAAAACTAATAACACTATCAACTTTACCGAAATTTGTAAACTGGATGATATGCTTTGTTTGGCTGATCTGCCCCACACTTTCTCCCACCTGCACGATGGCTATCAGATTAAGTTCTATGCCGACGGGATGAAAACTATTTATCTTGATGATGTAGTCATTCATTCTAGCTCCCACGGTCACGAAAAAGGATTACTTGAAACCTACAATTTGAATGCTTGCTCTGGTTATGAAACCGCTGAACAGGTTTTCAAAAGTTGGGTCAGATGGTATAAGAAAGCAAATAAAAAGGGTTGACAACTTCAACCCTTTATGCTATAATAAAACCATCCAATAGAGAAAGGAAATAAATAAAAATGGAAAAAATGGTAATGACTGAAACCCTCGCTAATACACTGATGGATGTGCTTGCCTGCGTTGCGCTTTCTGCTACTGGCGGAGTTGATCCCGACAACATCAATGATGAACAAGTAGAGTATGCTCAAGAATACGCAAGAAAGACTTTCTGCGAACTGCTCGACGCTTGGGAAGAATCGACTGGCAAAGAATGGGACATTGAAGTAGAAAATTAAGCGAGGGGAAACCCTCGCTTCTTTTTTTCTAAATTAAAAAATTACCTATTGACAAATTTATAAAAATATGATATAATATATATATAAAAAATAAAAAATTTATTTTACTTTAGCGATTTAATTGACTAAAGTAAAAATAAAAAATTTATTTTGAAATTTTATTTACTTTAGCGATTTAATTGACTAAAGTGCGGCGGCTCGCTACCGGGCGCCCTTTCCCTGCAGCGAGCCGAGTTTCACAAAGCAGGGCATTCACACTTTAAATCGTTGAAGTAGGCACTTTCACACATTAAAGCGCTAATTCCCAAAACTCCCCCAAATTTTTGTGCATTTTGACGAAAACTATTTTTTCAAAATCGGTTGACAAATCCGCATTTATCGAGTAAAATAAGGTATAACCTAAATCAAGGAGGTCACTACAATGACTACTCTGTTAACTGCTGATTTTGATACCTACACTGCTATTGAAGGTTATGTATTCGATCTTCTGGCAGACGAAGAAACTGAAGTTGTTCTCTCTGAAATTCAGACTTTTGCTGCTGACCTCGGTGTAGCCTTTACTGAATGGGATTTGACTTCCTTGATGATGGATTTTGAAGAAATTTAATTTTGGGGGTAATAATTATGTATAAGTACTATTTCCACATTATTGATAACGAATTCAATTCTGAATACGACTATGAGGGTTATTTTGATAACCACGAAGAAGTCGAACCTTTCATTCAAGATAATGAAAAGGTTGGTAATATTATTACCATTATTTCTCCCTATTATGAATATGTAGACAAGGCAGATTGCCCGTCTTGTTATCTTTAATTTCTCTTTTCGTCAAAATGCACAAAAATTTTATTTGTGCATTTTGACGAAAATTGGGCCGGCCGGAGACGAACGCGCAGAGGTAGTTGTAGGCCGAACTTTCACACGCTAAAGCGTTAGCGAATTAAAGCGTGAAAGCGGCACTTCATCGATGTAAAGCGCTAAATCCCGAAAGCGCACTTCATTTGACTAAATCGCTAAAGTGATTGTTTATTTAACTTTTCACTTTTCTTTATTTGACTAAAGCGCTAAATCGGTAAAGTGATTGTTTGTTTAACTTTTCACTTTTATTCATTTGACTAAAGCGCTAAAGTCCGAAAGTGCCCAAGGGCCCCGGAACTTTCACGAATTAAAGTGCTACAGAATTAAATCGCTAAAGTGGCACTTCATTACGCTAAAGCGCTAATTCCCTAAAGTTTTGTGCATTTTGACGAATTTATTTGACTAAATCGCTAAATTTGTGCAATTTGACGAATTCATTTGACTAAAGTATTAAATTCGTCAAATTGCACAAACTTTTCAAAATCGCTTGCAATTCGTAAAATATGTAGTATAATAGTACCATAAGATAAAGAAAGGAATTGATACTATGAAGAACTTGCCGAAGATGATTTGTTTCGATATGGATGGAACGATTGCCGACCTGTACTCTGTCAGTGGATGGCTTGAGGACTTGAGAGCGGAAAACCCTAGACCCTACCTTGAAGCCACCCCAATGTGCGATATGTGCGCACTGCGTGAAGTGTTGGAGCAGTTCCGCCAGATGGGAACAGAAATTCGTATCATCACTTGGCTGTCTATGAACAGCACCGAAGAATACAAGGAAGCAGTACGAACCGCAAAGTTGGCTTGGCTTAACAAGTGGAATTTCCTGTTTGACAATTTCCACGGCGTGCAGTATGGAGCAACAAAGGCAGACAGTATTCGCAAGTATTTGTCCGATGGTGAAACTGCTATTTTGATTGACGATAACGCAAAGGTAAGAAGCGGTTGGCATATGGGCGAAGCAGTAAACCCGATCGAAACTGATATCGTTGCTTTCCTGCGTGGACTTTTGGAAGATTAAAAAAAATCTTCCAAAATTCCGTTGAAGTGGTTGACAAGCGGCGGATTATGTGATATCATATAAGAGCAATCAAGAGCGATGGCAAACTTGATTGACATTATAAAAAGGATCTGATAATTTATGAACATTGACCGCAGAAAGCACTATCTTTTGTGCGTGGACACCGAAGCTGCAAATTGCATCCAAGAGGGATGGAAAATTAGCAAGAACTCGCTTCCATATGACATTGGTTTTGCAGTGATGGATACACACGGGATGATTTATGACAAGTTTTCCTATGTCAATTCTGATGTGTTCTATGGTATGCCCGAACTGATGGAAAGCGCATACTATGCGAAGAAGTTGCCCCGATACCGTGAAGAAATCGCTTGCGGTTTGCGGACTGTGGCTGATACTTGGACAATTCGCAGAAAGATGCTTGAAGTCTGCGAAACATACGGAATTAAAGAGGTCGTAGCGCATAACGCAAGTTTTGACTATGACACACTAAATAACATTGTTCGATATCTGACTGGTTCTAAAGTTCGGTATTGGTTTCCGTTTGGGACTGTCGAATGGTGGGACAGTATGAAAATGGCACAATCGGTTATTTGTAAAATGCCGATGTACAAAGAACACTGCAAAGATGTACTCGGACTGAGCAGAGCAAGCGCAAAAGCGGAAAATCTTTACAGATGGATTATTCAAAATCCCGATTTCACAGAAGCGCATACAGGACTTGAGGATGTTCTCATTGAAAGTCAAATCGTTGCATACTGTTACAGACAGCACAAGACAATGAACAAGCGACTTTTTGCGAATGATTTTCCCGAAGCAACGGACTTCCAAATTGCGCTGATGCGCTCCATCAAAGACCACCCGATGCTTTACTGATCGAAATATGGGGAGAAAAAAATCTCCCCCAATTTCAAAAATATTTCTTGACTTTTGAAAGTCTATCGCTTATAATAGTTAGTGTAAGGGATAACCCCTCACAAAATAAATCAAAGACAGGTTCAAGTCTTAAAAACCGAAAGGAATTGATACTATGAAAAAGTTCACTAAGAGAGAAAGCCTGACTGCCATTTCCAATGTCCTGAATGAACTGCTTGTCGCAGAGGGCAACACGGTTCTCGCCAATGTCAAGGACAAGGAATACACCGTACAGGATGCATTGGAATTTTGTTCCAACGAAATCAGCCTGTTGGACAAGAAGAACGGCACGGTAAAGAAGCCGACCGACAAGCAGATGCAGAACGAAAACTACAAGGAAGCAATTCTGCGTTATCTGCGAGAGGTTGCCCCGGAACACAAGGCAATCGCCGAAATTTGGGATAGCGTGGAAATGCTCGCAAGTAATCCCGATATGACCGGTCAGAGAATTTCCGCTCTGATTACACAGTTGAAGAACGAGAACAAGATTGTTCGAGTTGAGGAAAAGCGGAAAGCCTATTTCAAGGCAGTATAATTTGAAGCGGTGGGGATTGAAAAAATCCCCACCGACCCCTTGACAGCAACGGAAATATTTGCTATAATTAAGGGGCAAGATAACTAAAGGAGATGAAAACCGAATGACAAACGAACAGAAAAAGCGTTTGGAGTTTACAATGAAAACTCTGAATATGACCGAAGCCGAAGTGCTTGCAATGTGGGAAGAGGACAAAGCAATCGACAAGGGCGAAAAACTTTATGAACTTGACCCCGAACTGGAAGCAGGAGCGAAAAAGGCTCGGCAGGCTGATCGCAAGAAGAACAGCGAACCTACCAAGAGAGAGCGCAAAGAGGACACCGACAAAACGGAAATCCTAAATGCTCTAATGGATAGCGTAAGTTCCAAAGCGGAGAAAATCGAAAAGACCAAAAGCGGCGAATTTGAATTTGTTTTCAATGGTCGCAAATTCAAGGTCGTACTTTCTGCCCCTCGCAAGTGAGGGGCAGAAAAGAAAGTGAGGTAAAAAAAATGACAAGGGAAATGCTAGAAATTGAATACCAGACTGCTTGGGAAACAATGCAGGAAGCAGAGCGAAATTATAAAATGGCTCGCGCAAACTTTCACGATGTTGCAGGATTGCTAATGGAAAAGTTGATGCTTGAAAATGTGGATGTGCTTGCGCGATTGCGCGAAGCAGACACCCCTACGATTTAACCAATTAAAGTGTGCGCGGCTGGCGCACACTTTATTTTATTAAAGTTATCGATATACTTTTATCGATATATTTCATTTTTATCGATATATTTTTATCGATAACTTTAACGCTTTAGTCAAATGAAGCGCCGGGCGCTGACGTACGATGCTCCCACGTCAGCGCCGGAATTTCCATTATACCACACCGCCAGCATTTTGTCAAGCAAAAAGTTGCACAAAAATAAATAAATTATTTATCCCGAAATTGTGCAACTTTTTCTGCAAAAGTTACAAATTGTAATTGACTTCCTATGAGGTCGGTGTTATAATGTTAGTGTCAAGGGGAGATACCTCTGAGCCACATCTATGGTGTGGGGCTACGGTTGGAAGTAGCAATAGACCTTGGTGCTCATAAAATTGCAATAGATGAGTTGCATAGGAACGCACGAGGATGTGAAAAAATTTTCACAGAAACCCCTTGACAAACTCCACCAAGTGTGGTACAATAAAGGTGTCAAGGGGAATGAGAGACTATCGTCCCCAGTTACAAGGGAGACCACAGGGGATTACATCGGCCGAGTAAGTGGTGTTGCTTGAAAAGAAATTTGAGAAAATTTCTGAAAACCCCTTGACAAATCACCAAGTCTATGATATAATATCAATGTAATCAAGGGAAGGAAAACCCTTAAAAAACCAGAAAGGAATTGATACTATGGCTAACAAGATGGTAAAGAGAGATTATTTCACTGCTCTGCGTGGCTTCATCGAAGCCCATCCCGAAGTGCATTTCGGCACTGATAAGCATCCCGACATCCCTATCGGTGATATGCTTGCGTTCGTGGATAACGAACTGACCCTGCTTGCTTCCAAGTCTGGGGCAATCAAGAAGCCCACTGAAAAGCAGACTCAGAATGAGGTTTACAAGACCGCTATTCTGCAGTATCTGCGCGAAGTGGCTCCCGAGCATAAGTCCATCGCTGAAATTTGGGATGGCGTGGAAGCCCTTTCCACTAACCCCGATATGACGGGTCAGAGAATTTCCGCTCTGATTACGCAGTTGAAGAATGACAATCTGATTGTCAGAATCGAAGAGAAGCGCAAGGCTTACTTTAAGGCTGCGTAAATGGGCTAACGCCCATTCGGAAATCGGGGGGCTAAGCCCCCCCGAAACTTTAATCAATGAAAGGACAAGAAATGTTAACAACTGAAAAAATTAAAGCCATGGACAAAAAGGCTCAAGAAAAAGGCAAGGAATTTTTTTATTGGGGCTTTTACATTGATTATCTCGGCAATATTATTTGGAAGCCCGGCACAGCTGCAATTCTGTGGAGACGCAAGAAACAACATGACCGAGATTATTTGAAACCCACGTGTAACCACCGCATGATGGACGGCACAGAATTCCATTATTTGTGGGCTATTCCTTTGGCAAAATGGACAACCCGCAAAGTCGAAGAATCTACAATCAACAGACTGAAAGCCGAAAATTTTGGCGAATACATTCTGAATGACCGTTTTGTTGATGTAAATCACGCTGAAAGCGTTGATATTATCGTCCGCAAAACCTATACAATTCCCCTTTGTTGTGCAATTTGACGAATCCGCCCCGTAGAAAATGGGGCGGATTTTTTGTGCATTTTGCCTATTGACAAATCCAAGCAGATGTGGTATAATGGCCGGCCCTCCACGTGCGCTCGGGCCGGTTTTTCCATTATACCACGCCTCCCGCATTTTTGTCAAGCGTTTTTATAAAAAAAGTTGCACAAAATAAAATCCCGAATTTGTGCAACTTTTTCTTGAAAAGTTACAATTTGTAATTGACTTCTATGGCTTCTGGATGTATAATGTTAATGTAATCAAAAGAGAGTTCTAGAGGATACCAATGAAAATAATGTCGTTTTGGGTTGAAAGGGTGGTAAAAATGAAAGAAAAGTTGATCAGACTGTGGGAACGCAAAGAGCGCTACATCATCAATGAATTTTTATTGGAAAACCGCAAAATACTCTTTTCTCAGGCTTTTGGTGCTTTGGAGTTCGCTATGGAAATGCTTGATAACTGGGATGAAGAGTCCAAACTTATCGATCTGTGGGAAAATGAATGGAAAGCAAGACTGGAGGATAAAATCTATGAAGTGCGTTGATTGTGTAATGAGTTGGATAGACCCCGGCGAAGAATACCCCACTTGTCACGCAGACCCTAACTGGCCTGCACCTTGTGAATATGACGATTATGAAGAAGAGAGGGAATATTAAGATGGAAATTAAATGTCCTTATTGCGGAAGTAAAGAGTACGAATGTTATGATAGAGTCGGTGATGGAACAATGCAGCCTGAAGACTTATGCGTTTGTGAGGCGTGTGATAAAGAATTTTCCATAGTCTATGCGGTTGACTATATCAAGAAAGAGAGTTGAAAAAACTCTCTTTTTTTTATGCAAATTGACTATTGACAAATTGCGGCGACCTGTGGTATAATAAAGAGATAGGGCTTGCCTTCGGCGGGTCGGCCGCGGCAGCAAGGACCCGAATTCCCGATCGGGTAACCATATGCAAATTTTTCTGTGCATCAAGCGATATATGCCTTTATTCCCGTGCATCCCGAAACCTTAATCTACTTAATGGGCGTTTTACGCCCATTAAAGAAATCCACACTTGACTTTTTTTAAAAAATATGATATAATATTAAAAAAAACCTAAATTTTTGCCGCTTTTCCGCCCTTTTTGCCTAATCCAGAAGCAGAAAACTTGACTTTTCTTAAAAAATATGATATAATTATAAAAAAAACCTAAAAATTTCGCGCAAAAACGCACTTTTCTTGACAAAATTAAAAAAAAATGGTATAATATTTATAGAAAATAAGAAAAAAATGGAGGATTTATTAATGTTTAACTATGAAGATATCCTGGCTATGATGCAGAATGGTGCTAGTGCAGAAGATGTAGCAAAGGAATTCACCGATTCTCTGAATCAGGCTATTAAGGTCCAGGAGGCAGAGAAGGAAAAGATTGCGGCCAAGGCTGCGGTGACCGCTGACGCGCAGAAGGTGGCTGACGCATTCAACGAGTTTACTGCCAAGCACTATGCCGACGTTGCGTCCGGTGCGAAGATTACTGCTGAAGATGTTCTTACTATTTATGATTTGGTATCTAGTCTTAATATTAATTTTAATAAGTTAAAGAACGGCGTTGCTGTTACTTATCATAAAATGGACGATGCAGTAGATGAAATTATCGAAAAATTCTTCGATAAGTATGGTCTGTGATATTATACTCATCTCTTATATAGAAGTATTAAAATAACCTACCTCCTAGTTAGCCCAGTTATGAGGACAGGAGGTAGGACGGAGACGGAAAATTTTATAGTGGGTAGGTGTCCCGATCGGGGCCACACCTACCCACTCATTTTTTTTATTTATTCACTCATTTTTTTTATTTATTCACTCATTTTTTTTATTTATCTACTTATTTCTTTTTATTTATTTTATATCCAATAGCAAAGTAATTATAATCTTTTTTAATCTTACTACCCGTTGTGCGGAGCACAACACAATACCTGCGCTCTCTCTTGCTCTTCCTTTAACAACTTATTTCCAATAGCAAGTCCATTCTTTATAAGTTCACTTGCCTTCTGCGCTAATACCTCAATATTCAAAAATTCTTCCTTACTTAATTG